TCTTCATTAAGATGATACCCCTGAAAATTAGTAGGCTCTTCGGTATATACTTTTGTTATCTTTGTCATTAAAATTTATAAATTAATGTTTTAGGAATCCTATTGAAATTTTGCTTATTTATTGTTGACCAATCAATAGCACTTGTATCATCAACATTTAAAGCTGCGTTAGAGTTTGCGTATGCTATCCAAACAGAGCCATCAGAACTATTAACGTCCTTGTGAAATAGTTCTATTCTTCTACTTGTACCATTCCAACGTCTACGACCTATTACAACCTGATAAAGCCCACTTTCTTCTATTAAAACGTCTGTATCAAACATAATTGTCAATGTGCCTGAAGTACTACCACCAGCACTAACATCAAGTCTTTTATAAGCTATTGTATTGTCATCTTGGTCTAATATTATAGCGTATAAATAAGATGTTCCTGTTGTTGTATTTCTGTTCTTATATGGTAACTCAAAACGGTCATAAATACCTGCATCTAGCAAAACATCACAACCATAATATTCTGTAGAGTTAGAATTTAGTTGCAATACACCGTTAAACTCGTTAGGAGATAAATTGCCATTTATGATGACCTTACTAGATGTATTCACTAAGCCCCATCTAGACCCGTCTGCAATCGTATAAGGAACGTCTACACCCGTAAAAGTTTGCCCTTGAATAGTGAAATTGTTTTCAGCTATTACTACATAAGTGTAAACATCACCGACCTTTTCAAAGAAACTATTACCTAGCTTATATTCTATGTCTACACCTGCGCCTCCTGCATCTGTTACTAGATTGTTTCCTTCTATTATGTCTTTTTCAGTATTTGTAGTCCAATACTTTGTATCTTGCTGTCCTGTCAATGTAGAAAAATCTACAGAACCTTTGTAAACATAGATATAAGAATTAGTAAAACCCGTAAGACTTCTTAGAAACCAAGTATCTGTTACTAATTGATTAGGTATAGTTAATGTAAGTTGAAAGAAATATTTTGTTTGACCTGTTAAATCTTCAGTAAAAGATGTAGAATTAAACGTTAATGAATCATCTGGTTGACCTTGTCCGATAGGGTCTGTTTTTGAAAAAGCATCATATCTGAAAATATCTTTTGTACCTGTAGACACTTTAGAATCTATTTCATTTAAAGATACTAAAGATTGTTTTCCTGTCTCTTGGTTTGTAATAACCAGTTTATCACCTGTTACACCTACTTTGATGTTGTTAGCGTAAATAGTTGAGTTTTGCTGTGCAAAAAAATCACCCGATGCATAAACATCCCCCTTAAATTTGGCGTCTGTTGTGTTCTCTACAGTAAATGGTAAATCTGTTTGAGTGTTTATATCACCCGTTATACTTCCCCACTCTCCTGACCCACCTGATCCGCCGTTTGAACCACTAGAACCGGTGTTTTCGTTTTTCCATAGCTCAAAAGACGCTAAATCTGTAAAATCAGTACCATTTTCGGCAACAATATTAGCAAAAGGCACTTTACTCATGCCTGGTATATCTATGCCATCATACTGAAATACAAAATAGTCACTGTCGTCATATTTTTTTGCTATTCTTACTTTCTTTGCAGGGTAATCATTAACTATATGACTAACAGTATTCGTAGCATAAAAGTAATTCCCTTCAATTTTTATATTCCAAGACATCTATTCTCCCGTATTTAAGTTCTTCCAATTTTCAAAACTAGATAAATCAGTAAAGTCTGTTCCGTTTTCGGCAACAATATCACTAATATGTACGTTACACATTCCTGGTACTTCTATTCCATTTACAAAAAAAGAAAACAAATCACTAGAATTTTTTTTCTTTGATATTCTCATATTAGCAGAATGAAAGTCATGAACCAACCCGCTACTAGTATTAGTAGCATAGATGTAGTTGCCTTCTTTTTTTATAATCCAACTCATTATATTAAGTCTAAAAATTTAACATCAATAGCAAACGGTGAAATATCCAACTTTATAGCAACAGCTTCATAAGTTATTGCAGCGTCGTTGTATCTCATTTCCGCATATCTCTCAACATCTATAAAATCAATCATAGTGCTATTTGTCGTTTCGGGAGTTGCTATCCCTAAATTTGTTTGTTGAACTTGATTTTGTCTTACATACTCATAATAAATAAACCCTGTAAGCATGTCTTTTATTCCTTTAGAATGATAGATACGTGTATCACAACCACACTCACTAACTATTTCTTCACAAAACGGCTCAAACCATTTCAATATATCTTCGCTTTGTGGTACACCATCTACCAAATCATTGCAAAGTTGCTCGGCTAAGTCTTTGCCGAGCAGCTTGCATAAATAATACTCTTCGTATCTATCAATATAACTTTGTAGATGGTCAGCACCGTAACAGTCAACAACGAGCCTATGAAAGCCATTTTTAAAACAATCTAGCTGAACAATCTTACTCATTTGATAGTTATTTTTTAGTATCTGACTTTGCGATTGACTCTTCTTTATATAGTATCGCTAACTTTTTCTTTAGCTTATCGACATTTAATGGGTGAGTTAAAATTTCTTCACCTTTCTTTTTACCCATTGAAGGCAAATCCGCCGTTAATTTTACAGCTACTCTCTCTCTTAAATTAATTTCTTGTGACATTATTGTTAAAATTAGTTATTCGTATAAAAAAAACAGGGCGTATATTTCAACGCCCCTTAAATAGTTACGCTTTATCAATTAAAGTGATAACATTATCAAATGTGTCGTAAATAAACGCATTGACATTATTAGAAGGTATATAAGTAGCGACAAATAATTCAGATCTAACAGACACCGCATTTTCTCTGAAATCTTCCCCATTTCTACCAAAATCAGTAGTAATACCTCTAAAGAAGTCAGCATGAGCCATTGAGCAATCTCCAACTAAGAACTCACCTGGAGTAATAAAAGGACATTCAACCAACTGAACACCACCCAAAGGCGCTCTTAAGTATTGACCATTGGCGTCTTTAATAGATTCAAATGCGAACATGTCGTCACAGTTAACAAAAACACAATCAGGCATATAGCCAAGGCATTTAATTTGAGAAACTGAAGCTCTAATCGCATCTGCATGGTTTGCAAATTTAACTGAGTCTGCTTTTGCTCCTGCAACAAAAGAAGTAGCTTGTGGAATGATACCTAATAGATTATTGCCAGTACCGTCACCGCTAAGAATAGCTTCTTGTAATGTAATGTTAACCAACTTACGTAAGAACCTCTCTATTTCTTGTCTCATTCTTGGCAAATACAATAAAACCTCATCACAAATCTTTGCGAAGTCTGCTACTTTTTGAACAGTTGCTTGTTTTCTAACCCACTCCTTAGACACAACAGGCTTCGCAACACATTCATCAATAAATAAAGCAGAACCCGTTTCAGTAGACTCCTCCATCCAAGACACTGTTTGCCCGTTAGTAGTACCAACTGTGATGTAATTTAGTATGTTAAACCTTTCTCTTACATCTGGAGTTCTTGACATGAAATCCTTGTAATCAATAGGTATAAAAGGCGCGCCATTTGTAATTCCACCTAAATTACTGCCTATAGAGAAATTTTTAATAGCATATTCTGACTTGAAATGAATTCCGTCTTTATGAACTCGGTCAATTTCAGATTTACTATTTTCTAAATGTTTTTCAAGAGAGCTTAAACCATCTTCTTTCTTTGACACTTCTTTTTGAGCTTCTAGTTTTACACTTAATTCATCAATCAGTACTTTGATAGAATCTAATTCTATCTTGTTGGTAGCAATGCCCTCAAGTTTAACTTTAACAGCTTCTAACCTTTCCGCAACTTCTGACTCTCTAGCCATATCTTTAGTTGCTTCTTCTAATTTTGCAGAGACTCCCTTGTTTACCGTCTCTACTACTTCTTTGAACTCTTCCATTTAATCTAATTTGAAGTTTTCTTTAAAATAATTTGTGAATAATTTTTGAGTGTCCTGAGACGGCTCTTCTTTTGCATCGTCCTGAGTGTCACTAGACGGCTCAACAACTTTTGCGTTATCTTCAATAGCTTCAATAGCTTCAACCTCAACAACGTCTGCTTTGGCTTCAGCTACTTCATTTACTGTTTTGTCTTCTTCGTCTTCTTCATCTTCATGGTATGGCTTCATTGTAGGCGTTACAACGTTACTACCCGCCAATACACAACTAATCTCGCTCAACTTAGCCTCTTTCACCACCCAGAAAAAACCTTTCTCCTCAGCATCTTCTCTGTTGCCTAACTGAACAACATATTCATCATATAGTGCTTTTTCCTTTTCGTCTTCTTCTTCTTCACTATTCATAGCCAAATCAATCTTTACGTAATACATACCTACGCTGTGTTGATCTATCTCTTCATTTTTGTAATCTTCAAATACTTGCTTGTTTCGTTTTCTCTCAATGTCTGCATTAGCTATTAAAGCCTGAGTGATTCCATTTTTGTCGACACCTAAATCCCTCCAAGGAATATCAACTTCAGATATAGATTTAAATGTACCTACTCTACTGGTAGTCTTAAATTCATGGTCGTGAAGAAAAAACACCTTATTAGCCCTCTCGCTAATTGATTTCTTAAAACACCCTTTAGCGTGAACGTCTCCATGAGTATCCAGCCACAGATAAGTATTTCCAACAATGTCTCTATTTATAACATCAACAGATACACTTTCTTCACTATCCATCTTTATAACCGAATTGCTACTTGACGAGGTATTAGCCATGCCAAAAGAATCCGCTTTTTTCATTGCAGCTTTCTTCATTTCTATAACCTCAGACTTATTCGCCTTTAAATAACTAAACAACTCCTTACGTGTATCAAACTTTGGTATCATTTCTTAATCATTTTCTTTAAATCGCCCTTTTCGGCTAATAACTCTTTCTTAGTTTTCTTCACCTTGCTCATTACTGTTTGCATTTATTGATTCGTAATTGACACTAGTATCTAACTTATAGCTACTAGGTAGATTATCTCTATACTCTTGACCACTAATAACCTTGTCATTGTATGCTTTATTTAAAGCCTCTACAACTACCTTGTCTACATCTGCGCGACTCTTTTCATCTTCTTGCATACTTGGTAAATGACTA